GCGTATTGATGCTATGGTTACAAACCAGAGTACTAAAGATGTTATGCGCAATGCTGATGATACAGCACTTAAAGTTAGAATGTCTGGCAAAAAAGCAGGCATATTACAAATGATACAAATGCCCAACGGTGCAACTATTAATGATATCAAGGCATATATTAAAGAATATCAGATACAAAACGACATTAAAATTGATGGATTATTTGTAGACTATTTGGATCTTATGATGCCTGTTAGCGTTAAAGTTAATCCAAGCGATCAGTTTATTAAAGACAAGTATGTAAGTGAAGAACTACGTAACTTGGCTATTGAGCTTAACATATTGTTTGTTACAGCATCTCAGTTGAATCGTGGTGCTGTTGATGAAGTAGAGTTTGATCACAGTCACATTGCTGGTGGTATTAGTAAGATTAATACAGCAGACAACCTAATTGGTATCTTTAGCTCAAGAGCAATGCGTGAACGTGGCCGTGTACAGATACAGTTTATGAAAACACGTAGTAGTAGTGGTGTTGGATCTAAACTAGACTTGGGCTATGATATGAATACACTTAGAATTACAGACTTGGATGAAGAAGAACAAGGTGAAGAAGGACAAGTAGCAAGTATCTATCAGAGCTTAAAAAATAAAGCAACTGTTAGCCCTGCTGGTGTTGAGTCAGCACAGCCTGATAATACCGCAGTGGAAAACGCTGCAAGATTACAAAATTTACTTAAACGAAGGGAATAGTTGTTAAAACATTGATGCCGTTGACCTTATATGTATCTATAATATGATGTACGAACAACGGGCGAAGATATTAGCCTGAATTGTTGCCCGCATCCCATAGCTGGTAGTAATTCTTATTGCCTATGGATCCTAAGTTCACGATCAGGAAGTGCAAAGTTGCTATAAGTACTATCCACCAATGTTTTAACAACTACTCCCTGCGTTTAAGTAAATTTTGTAATCTTGCGGCATTTTCTACTGCACTAGTTGCTGGCTGTGCTGACTCAGTGCCTGCTGGACTAACAGTTGCTTTATTTTTTAAGCTCTGGTATATACTTGCCACTTGTCCTTCTTCACCTTGCTCATCTTCATCCAAATCAGTAATACGTAGAGTATTCATATCATAGCCCAAGTCTAACTTACTGCCAACACCACTACTACTACGTGTTTTCATAAACTGGATCTGTACTCTGCCACGCTCACGCATTGCTCTCGAACTAAAAATACCAATTAAGTTGTCTGCTGTATTAATCTTACTAATACCACCAGCAATGTGACTGTGGTCAAACTCTACTTCGTCAACAGCGCCACGGTTAAGTTGCGAAGCTGTAACAAACAATATGTTAAGCTCAATAGCTAAGTTACGTAGTTCTTCACTTACAAACTTATCTTTAATAAACTGATCGCTTGGATTAACTTTAACACTAACAGGCATCATCAAGTCCAAGTAATCCACCATTAGTGCATCTACTTTTATGTTATTTTGTATCTGAAACTCTTTAATATACGCTTTGATATCGTTAATAGTTGCACCATTTGGCATTTGGATCATTTGTAGTACACCAGCCTTTTTACTAGCCATACGCACTTTAAGTGTAACATCATCTGCATTGCGCATTACATCCCTAGTACTCATGTTAGTAAGCATAGCATCTAGTCGCATACTACATAGTTCTTCACTAAGTTCCAAACTTACATACACTACATTTTTGCCTGCAAGACTCCAGTTAAGTGCCATATTTTGCATAAACAAACTTTTACCAGATCCACTACCGCCAGCAAAGATATTAAGTTCGCCAGGGTTAAATCCACCATACAATATTTTATCTAGGCTTTCCCAACCAGTACTGTTTTGTCCACGATTGTCTTTAATTGATTGTATACGTCCTGCTGGATCGTCCCAGTAGTTAAGTCCAAAGTCTTTTGCTAGCCCAATACCAACAGCGTCTTTAATTAGTTGCTCAACACTTCCGTACTCATGCCGTTCTAGTTTATCAGCACTTTCCAAGATAGCACCCTCAAGTGCTTTGTGTCTACAGAACTTTTCGTATTCATCCATAAACCATTTTTTATGGTCATCAGTAATCTTATCTCTTACATCATCAAACTGCATACCAATCTTGGCTTTAATTTGCTCGTGTGTGGGGAGATCATTATATCCGTCTACGTGTTCTTGTATAAAGTCCACAACAGGCTGATACTTGCGGGTAAAGTATTTGCTGTTCGTAATTGCATTACAACGAACAAACAAGTCTTTCTCTGCTAGTAAAAACTCAATATATAACTTTTGTAGGTCTTCTGTATATTCTTCACTCATTATTTGTTAACTTTTTCAATATGTATTCCTCTCGAGTGTAGATCATCCGCCAGGCAGTATCTTTAAGTGGCACTGCGCCATTCATATCCATAGTTATAGCGTATTCCCAGTAATTTGTCAACCAAATAAACTTATCGTTACCATCACTACGTTTTGGGAACCAAGCGAAATGTTTGGTCCAGACTGATTTTAGATCTGTGTGTGCACTTATGTGTTTCATTCTCGCTGCTCTTCTATAAAAATCATCATTTCTAATGTTATAGTCATCTACAATAGGATTTAGCAAGTATTTGGATTTTTGTTGTGTTGCTCTCTGTTGCATTTAATATGCTCCTTACTGTAAATAATCTTCCATATTTTTTAACTGCATCCGCAGCATCTTTACAACCTTCCCACGGAGGAAAACTAACATTCCACCCACGTTTAATTGCTGTTTTAACTAATTCTATACCTGCTGGATCCGCATCAGGTACTACAACTACTTCTTTTTTTAAATCATCAATGATATCACACTGCACATCACTTGGAGTATTACCACTTGTAGCAACGCCATTTACTAGTAATGCATCCATTTGACCTTCTGTAACAATTGTATACTGATGTGAACGCTGGTTATCTAACCCAAACACAAAATTCTTAGGCATCTGATGATAGTATTTGGGGGTTGCTTTATCAGGAGTATTGCCAACCCATCGTGCAGTGTACCCAACTATCTGTTTCTGATAATAGAAAGGCAATATAATACGATTACGGAAATGACTTTCTGGTGTCCATAACCATTTATCGTAAAAGCTCATTTTGCGTTCTTCAATATACTGAACAGCTTTTATAAAACTTTCCAACTGTCTTGGTTGTAATTTACTAGTGTCCCATTTAGACAATTCTGTTGCGTCTTTTGGCAACTCAGTTAATTTCCAAGTAATTTTTGCTTTTTTCTTTTTTTCAGTAGTCGATATAAATTGCTGTGCTATTTGATCTTTTTCGTTTTCTTTAAGTAGCTCAAAATTAACTCGTTGTATTTGTGCAGGGTCAGCGCCAAATGCTACTAGTAAATCACTTAGTGATTTATTAATGCGCTTGCCTGGACTCCATCCTGTTTTGTAATTACAATTAAAGCAATTATATTGTACACGGTCAACATCAAATGCTAACCCGCCTCGTCCACGAGTATCTCTACTGTGACCACGAGTGTTACACATTGGACAATTGCCACTAACCCATCCACTGGGCGACTGTTTCCAGCCACCAGGAATGCTCTGGCGTACAAAATCTAAAACTATCATATATGTATATTAACTTCTATATAACACTTTGTCAAGTGTTCCTTGGTTGCCTGCGTCAGCAATGTAAGTAAAACGTACCCACATAAACATGCCATCAAATGTAAACACCTCTAATCCAGAATAATTTGTTAACTGCCAATAATCTTCAGCATCTCCTGGATTAAGTTGTATTTGGAACCAATCACGACCAGACGTTGGATTTCTCTCTAGTGAACCTTGTGCATAAAATTTACCACTAAAGTTAGTAAAATATGCTACAACTGTATTGGTTCCATCACTATTTTGAGTTTGTGCTGTACTAGCAAACGGACTTGTCTTGTCTCTGTCTCCAGTGAAACTATCATCAATTAAGCTAGGTGTAATATTACTAGCTGGGTTATCTTTTACTTCTAGTACATACGTTAAACGTGAATTTTGATCACTATAAAGACCAAATTGTAGTGCTTCGCTGTCTGTATAAGTAACAGTAACATCATACAATGCAGGAGATACTTTACCTAGATCTGATTCAGTTAGCCTCATTAAAAGACTACTAGTATCATTATTAAGTGTAGTTAATGTTTTAGTTATAACAGTAGCTTTAGTTGTTCTATTAACTATGTTTGCTTTAAACGTTTTATTAGTTAAACTTAATGGTTTGCGGCTGTTATCAATAACAAAGAATTCAAAATCGTTAGTAATGCCAGTATAAGCAATAAGTGGCTTATGGTTTTGCGAACCATAATATGTAGTACCCCTACGATTTGGTATAACAATTTCGCTTCGTTGGTTATAACTATATGCTTTACTTTGATAATTCATGTTTCGGATCTCCACTACTATTTATAGTGATAAGTAATAATAATAATGACACATATACCAAACAAATATCAAATACTTCTAGAAAAATTTCCGTTTTTAACTTTAGTTACTTACGGCGGTAACGAGTATGTTGGAATAATGCAAAATCAAGACCATCAGATGGCTAGTATGTATTGTTTTGATAATATTAAAAATGACATAGACAAACAAGAATTTATTGAATTAGGTGATGAATGGTGGTGGGGAACAAATAGAATGATCCCTATTAACATTATATTTAAAACACGTTGGGAAAAATATAGACCCACACTAGTTACATTTAGTCTTAAAGACTTTCAAATTGTACACGGACCATCAATTAGTTTAAGCAACATATGTCAAAAAAGAGTTAAACGCCGTAATATCCAGTTAGTCAGAAAAGTTACGTAGTTCTCAAATCCACATTATGTTGTGGATCTATAACTGCTAACCTTCTTCCAGTTGTCTTTTCAGTAGCATGTAACAACAATGCCCGTCTGGTTTCGTTACTGGTGTTGGGCATAGT